ATTAATCAATATCATATAAATACAGCACATAATCAAATAATTTTGAATAATAACGCAATACATAACAATTACAACAATAATGCCATATATGATAACAATCAAGCAAATGCGAATAACAACAATCAAGCAAATATAGATATTAATATTTTGAATCAAGCAAATAATAACCAGCACATTATTAACCAGCCCGAGGTTATCCAGCCAAACGAAGAAGAATTAGATAATGATTTCTTTGATAACCCTCCACCGCCTCCTAAATTGACAAGGCATTAAACAATAATTATAAATAATTATATAATTATAATTATATATGAATAATTTTTTATTAGGCAAACATTCAAACCCTATAAAAAGAAATATGGAAGAATCTCAATTCTCACTTATGAAGTCGGTGTACGCTAGAGTATTAAAACAAAATGCATACACAATTCAAAGCGGTGAACGTTATAGTAATATGTATGGTCCATCTATCAATATAAAATATCAAGACACTTCTTCATACATAGAGAGAAAGAAAGCGAAGGCTATAGGTAAAGAATCAAACAATAGTACAGTTAGTTATAGCGCGTATGACCCTGTCGGAACATCCCATACTAAAAGACGCGTTATTTCAGCAGGAACAGTTTCTCCTAAAAAGAAAAGTCTTAATTATTAACGTTTAGACCGTGACTTTGCTTTCGATTTACGAACCTCTTTTTTAACATAACCGAATTTGCCTTTCTTTGCGAAATAACCGTGCTTCTCAAGTCGTTTTTCACGTTTAGCTGTAATGTGTTTCTTACGCGATACTATCTCTCCGTGTTTATTCTTAATTAAATCTTTTTTTGTCAAACCGCCAGTGGTTTTTTTAGCTGTTCCGTGGAATACCTCCGCTCTTGAACCAAATGTTCTTTCTACCATTATATATATTAATTAGATAATATATTAATATGGAATTAAATATATGGAATTAAATATGGTTTTTCATCCGGTAATATAAATGAACAAGTTTCTGAATATATCATAATATCTTTACAATTTAAATATCCATAACTTTTAGTATATATACTAATAGGTTGAAATGAACCTGTTATAACTATTTTAATTGTTCCATAATAAAAATCATATACTACGCCATCTATTGTATCTGTTGATTTTTTTGTATTGTCACCACTAAATATAAAATTAGAATCACTTTTATTAAAGAAAGTTAATTCATATTCTGGAGGTACATAAATATAATAATCGCCAGAATATAATCCATATTTTACAATGTTATTAAAACCAAGCCCCCGTCTGATTTTAATATCATCAAAATATAAAACCACACCGTATGTATTATTGACTAATAACAAAGAACTTCGTGTCATACATATTATTTGATAAACTGTACTTAGTGTGTTGATTGTTTCGTCCGGTATTTTTTGATATTCTAATCCAGATGGTATGTTTTTACATATAGGAAGAATAGATTCTTTAATCGAATCCAATAATACAGTAAAATTTTCTAAATTATAACCCCATAAAATATAATTTATAGCAACATTTGTAGAAGCTGCGTTGTATATATATAATTGTCCAGTTTTGATGGATTGAGGGATTGTAACTATTACGTTTGCTCCAGCAGTACCGGGTGTTCCATTATATGTCAAATGTGTGTAAGGAATCCAGTTTTTGTCTATAGAAAAAGATAATTTTGATTCTGGTTTTATTATTTTTGTATTATCTGTTTCATCTCTTTTTTCTGCGTTACTTATGTGTGACAAATCAAATGTATAACTATAAGTTGGTATAAACACGTCATTCGTATAATTTTTAAAAATAAAACTATAAAAACCAAATAAATACGCTGTAACAACATAAAACGTCTTTTTATTTTCATATAGTATTTGAGTGTCCGTTATTACAGGTACTTCCTCTTTAATATTAAATACTCTTTTTCTCTCACTTTCTGATAATTCTAATATAATTTTATCAAGTAAACCTACTATATCTATTTTTGGAAATTTCAAAATGAATGGTGAAATTAATTCAGAATACCTGTTAAATTTATAACAAAGTAACAGTCCTTTGTTTGAATCATAATCGTTTGATATTATGATTCTTACTATATTATCATTAGCAGAATTACTATATTTTAATTTATAACTTTTGGGTGTTTTTAACATTTGGGCTTGTAACATTTTTTTAGATTGACCATCATATTTCTTTGTTATAATATTAGGACAATCATTACATTTTAATTTCCTCATTATACTTGTATAATAAAATTGATTTAATAATAAATTAATAATTTTTAATAAAAATGGCTTCAGAAAATAAATCTCAGACTCAGAATGTACAATACCAAGAAAAAACTGAAAAACAACATATTTTAGAAAACCCCGACACTTATACAGGGTCGAGTGATAATGTAACAGGACAAATGTATGTATTCAAAGAAAATTGTATTAAATTAGAAGAAATTGATTATAATCCTGCGTTGTACAAATTATTTGACGAAGCCGTAGTAAACTGCTTAGACCACGTTGTAAGGACGAGAACTCGTAAAGAAACGGATGGTTCTGTTGAAGTAGCTAATTCTATTAATGTAGAAATTAAAGATAATATGATTACACTTACAAATAATGGTGATGGCATTGATATAGATAAGCACCCCGTATTAAATATATATTATCCTGAAATGATTTTCTCTAGGTTGAGAACATCTACAAATTATGATAAAGACGAAAAGAAAATTACTGGAGGTAAAAATGGGTTTGGCGTAAAACTTGTATTTATTTGGTCTACTTGGGGAAAGATTGAAACTGTAGATGCGAAACGTCAATTAAAATATACTCAAATATTTGAAAATAATCTAGATAAAATACATAAACCCAAAATAACTGAATGTAAAAAGAAGCCTTATACAACAGTACAATTTATCCCAGATTATAAACGTCTTGGTCTAACTAATTTGACAGAATCAATGATTAGTTTATTTCAAAGAAGAGTCTATGATATCGCTGGAATCACATCGAAAGACGTGAAGGTTAAATACAATGATGAGTTGGTTCCAGTAAAAGATTTCACACACTATGTACAATTTTATAATAAAAATGAATTTGTAAGTGAAAGTCCGCACGAGAGATGGTCGTATATAGTTACGCTTGGAGATGAACTAACACAAGTTTCATTTGTAAATGGAATATTTACTTCCAAAGGAGGAAGACACGTTGATTATATTATAAATCAAATTGTCAAAAAAATGGTTGCTTACATTCTTAAAAAGAAAAAGATTGATGTCAAACCATCTATTATTAAAGAACAAATTAATATTTACTTGAATTGCGTAATTGAAAATCCTTCATTTGATAGTCAAACCAAAGATTATTTAAATACTCCTCAAAGCAAATTTGGGTCTGTGTGTGTAGTGAGCGATAAATTTATTGAAAAATTAGCCAATTTGGGAATAATGAATACATCCTGTGAATTATCTGAAATAAAAGATAAAAAAGAGTCAAAAAAGACGGATGGTAATAAAAGTAGAAAAATTAGGGGTATTCCAAAGTTGATTGATGCGAATTCGGCAGGGTCAAAAGAATCTGAAAGCTGTACTCTTATTTTATGTGAAGGTGATTCCGCAAAGTCTGGTATTGTCTCTGGATTATCGGCGACCGACAGAAATATATATGGAGTCTTTCCAATGAAAGGAAAACTGTTTAATGTTCGTGGAGAGACAATTAAAAGAATTAATGATAATAGTGAAATCTCTGATATTAAAAAAATTATGGGACTTGAAACAGGTAAACATTACAAAGATGTATCGGCATTAAGATATGGTAAAATATTGATTATGTCTGACCAAGATTTAGATGGAAGTCATATTAAAGGGTTATTCCTTAATATGATAGAATGTTTGTGGCCATCCCTTCTTAAAATTAAAGATTTCATTGGTTTTATGAATACTCCTATATTGAAAGCGACAAAAGGTAAAGAAGTTCTATCGTTTTATAATGATAATGAATATGAAGAATGGAAGTTGACTCATTCAAGTGGATGGAAAATTAAATACTATAAAGGTTTAGGTACAAGTACTTCTACCGAATTTAAAGAATATTTTAAAAATAAAAAGACGGTTAATATTTCAGTAGAAGAGAAAGATACGGATGATATCGATATGTTATTTAATAAAAAAAGGGCAGAATCACGTAAAACGTGGCTATCCAGTTACAATAGAGATGAACACGTAGATACTAGCAAACCCAATATATCATTGGGTGACTTTATTCACAAAGAAATGAAACATTTCTCTAAATATGATTGTGACCGGTCAATACCTAATTTGATGGATGGATTTAAAATATCAAATCGTAAAATTATGTTTGGTGTATTTGAGAGAAATTTAAAAGAAGAAATTAAAGTAGCACAGCTTACAGGTTATGTGTCTGAAAAATCGGGATATCATCACGGTGAAGCCAGTTTAAATGGAGCTATTGTAAATATGGCGCAAGATTTTGTTGGGTCCAATAATATCAACCTATTACTTCCCAACGGTCAATTCGGCACACGATTACAAGGAGGTAAAGACAGTGCTTCAGAAAGGTACATTTTTACAAAATTAAATCCAATTACACGACACATATTTCAAAAGAAAGATGAATCTGTTTTGACCTATTTAAATGATGATGGACAACAAGTAGAGCCCATATTTTATGTTCCGATTATCCCAATGGTATTGGTAAATGGTACTGAAGGTATTGGTACAGGGTTTAGTACAAAAATACCCTCTTTCAATCCAGCTGATATTATACAATACATCAAAAAATATTTAGAAGGAAATACAGAACAAAAAACAGATTTCATTCCATATTATAAAGGATTCAAGGGAACTGTATATCGAGATGATGAAAATCCAACACGTTTTATTACAAAAGGTGTATATTTTATTAAAAAGAATAAAGTAGAAATAACAGAACTTCCTATTGGGTTATGGAATGAAGATTATATTATATATTTAGAAAAGTTGATTGATTTAGGAACTATAAAAGACTATAAAGATATGTCTACAGACAAAAATGTGAACATTCAAGTCGTATTACAAAATGAAGATAATGTAGAAAAAAATCTTAAATTGACATCGTATTTATCTATTAACAATATGAATTTATTTAATCAAGAAGAAACATTAACCCATTATAATGAAATATATGAAATTTGCGATGATTTTATAAAAGTTCGTCTAGAGTATTATAATTTAAGGAAGAAATATTTAATAAAATTATTAGAGAATGAATGCGAATTATTGAAGAACAAACACACCTATATATCTGAATTATTGAAAGGAACTATTGATTTAAGGAAAAAAACCACAATCGAAATTACTGGTATTTTAGAAAAAAAGAAATATATAAAAATAGAAAATAGTTATAATTATTTAATAAAAATGACAATGGATAGTGTATGTGAAGAAAATGTAGAACATTTACAAAAAGAATACAAATTAAAAATGAATGAACTAGATGAAACTATTCAATTAAGTATACAAAATATGTGGTTGAATGAGCTGGTACATTTAGAAAAATTTATTTAATTCCAAAGTTTTATTTGTATATACTGAAATTGGATTCGAGAGAGGAACTGCCAAAGTAGAAGCATCCTTCTTGTATTGTATATATCCTTCTACTTCACTATACACTCTAGGTACACAATAATCTATAACCAATTTGTTTAAATCTTCTATTTGTTTTGTTAAATTATCAGGTTGATTTAAACTATTTTGTAAATAAATAGACCTCATTATTATGTTCAATATATCTACATTTTGTTCATCTATAATATATTTTTGATTCGACATTTTATAAACATTTGCTCGAATAGCATTTTGAACAATAGTCATATTTTTAGATGAAAAATATAAATTGGATAATGCTGTATTTTGTTGCGTATATTTTAAATTATCATACATAGTTCTTTTATCTACTAACATTTTGTCTTGTAAAAAAAGAGGTGTACCTCCTTCTTTAAAATTAATCCTTCCGTTCATTATTATAATATTATATTTAATTATATGATATTTTATAAAAATATGCTAATTTCAACAATATTATCTGTAATTTTATTATTAGGTTTGGTTGCTTATATGATTAGTTCTTCTAATAATGTACAAATTTTTCCTGCGACTATAAGTGAATGTCCTGATTATTATGATTTAAATTCAAGTAATATGTGTGTTGCGAATACAAATGTATGGAACACAACAGATATGGTTTCAAATTGTTCAACAATTAATTTTAATTCAGGGACAAGATGGTCTACTGGAGTGTCATATAGCACTCCAGGTAAAGGAAAAGGTAGTGGTATATGCGCTAAAAAACAAAAAGCAAATAGTTGTAGAATTTCTTGGGACGGTATTACAAATAATACAGGTATATGTTAAAATCAATATAATATGATATTGATTATATATAAAATGGATAGACTAACACATTTTATATCTAATTCAAAAAAACCCATATATATTTATGGTAAATCTGGATGTGGTAAAACAACAATGTTAAATAAATTACAATATTCTGTAAAATTTATTTCCATACAAGATATTGTTTCCTATGAAGAATTGATTATTTTTGCACAACCCACCATTTTACAAAGAATGTCCAATATTAATTTAAAACACATATGTGTTATTGATAATATAGATTATTTACAAAACAATGATAAAAAAATTCTTGCTTGTTTATTAAAACAATTTAAATTGGAAGATAAAAAAAAATGCTCACGTAATTTTACAATTATATTGTGTGGAACAAATTATTATGATAAAAAAATAAAAGAAATAATGAAATATTGTAATGTAATTAATATTACAAGTAATACAAATTTAATACATAATCAATATGAAAAAAATATTCAAAATAGTATTAAAAAAATTATGAATAAAGAGTTTGATGAAGATTTTATAATTGATAATGAAAAGGCGACACAATCTTTATTGTTTCACGAAAATATTATAGATTTGTTAAGAACAGATGCAGATATAATGTTTTATAAAACATTTTTAAAGAATTATTGTATTGGTGATTATTTCGATAGAATAAGTTTTCAAAAACAACTATGGTTATTTAATGAAATGACGTACTATTTTAAAATATTACACAATTATTATTTATACAAACACACTTTATTAAAACCCAAAAAAAATGTTGAGTTTAGATTTACAAAAGTATTAACCAAATATAGTAATGAATATAACAATAACATTTTTATTATTAATATGTGTAATCAATTGAATTGTTCTAAAAAAGAATTGTATTATTTATTATTGAATAAATCAGTACAATTGAATGAATTAACAAATATAGAAATAAATCGAGCGATTAATTATTTTCAAATAAAAAAAGATTGAAGATTTTTTTCTTTAATTACTGTTAATAATTTTCTTAATTGTTCATTTTTAATGTCTAATTCATTACGTAATTTAGACACTTCTTCCGTTTTAAATTTTAAAACATTTAATATTTCTGACGGGGGTATGATTTTATTTGTACCGTCTGGGTTTTTAACAGCAAATTGTAATGAATTGGAATTGTTACTTTTTTCTGTTTCTCTTCTCTCGATTTCTTTTAATACATCGGGTTTGTATTTAATATTACCAGGCTCATACTCTTTTAATAATGTATCTATCTCATCCATATAAAATTTCTGCATATCTATATTTTTTATAAACGTTTTTACTTTCAAATTTGACTCTGAACACATTTTATTTGCGGGGTCAATCAGCTTTCTTTTATCAAATGTATTTTGTTCGTGAGAGAATACTAATATAGTACTTAATGGGTCTAATTGTACAAAAGGGACTGTATAATTCTTTAAAAAATATTTTTCTTCTGCTAATACGGCATCGTCTTCATAATGAGTATCTTTTAATAATGCTCTTTTAAAAGCAAAAGTACCTGCTGTGGAGTGATTCGGTCCATAGGGTCCAAATTTATACATTTTATTCAATGTATTAAACCATATGTATAGTTCACTTGAACCTGCGCATAATGCCTTTGAATGAATCAATTTGTCTACAGCGTGAGAGACCCTATTTGGAGGATAATAATCATCATCATCCATATATACAATAATATCATCGTCATTTTTAAAACTACACATATTATGCATATAATTGCGTTTTTTACCTAATGGCATTTTTTCGGTCAATTTAAAGTATTTGACAAATGGTATTGTTGAAACAAGGTCTTCTATTTTATCAGTACCATCATCAACAATAACCCACTCGATTAATTCTTTTGGGTATTTTTGTGTGACCACACTTTGTATAATACCTTTAAAAAATGGGCGTCTGTTAAAAGTAGGTGTGCATATACTAACTCTCGGAAGATTATTTTTTTTCAACATTACATTAATATAAATGTAATGTTTATATAATAAATTATTTATGTTATTTTTTTACCTAAATTTACAATATTAACATTAAATAAAACTAATATAGCTGGCCACATTATAAAAAATATATAACTCTTTTTTAAATAAGTTTTATCTTTTGGTACACCCATTTCTGAAAAACCTCTAAAAAGTATAGTGAATACTTGTCTTAATCCTGTCATAAATGGAATTACTAAAAAAAATATTAAAATTAACATTTTGTTGTTATTTTTACAAGTTTGTAATATTTTTTGGGTTTTACCTTTACTTTTACCTTTACTTTTACCTTTACTTTTACCTTTTTTATTTTTAGCACCTTCCCTATTTTTATTAAATACTCCAGTAAATAATAATAAAAAACATAATATAATAATTTGAACAAAACCCACTCCTTTAAATCTTTTATTTGACAGCATAGCGCCAATATCTCCAATATATGTAAAGATATTTATTATTATTGATATACTAAGAACGAAAAAAAATACAGATAAAAACATACGTGATATCATTTTGGGTATAGCTATTTTGT